TATAACTAACCGAATAAATACCTATAACTGATATTTTATGAATGAGTCATTTGATTATATCAAAGAAGAACGAAGTATATCTGTGTATAAAAGCAGAACCTCACGTTTATTATGAACTATCAGATCAGTTCACATTTGAGGTCCCCAATGCAAAATTCAGTCCCCAGTATAAAAGCAAATACTGGGACGGAAAAATTCGTTTGTTCAATACACAAACCGGTGAGATTTATATTGGTCTTTTAGACAGAATTATTCGATTCTGTGAGGACCACGAATACACATATCAATTTGCAGATTGGAAACGATGCCATTCGATAGCATTATTTATTTGATAAGTTCTATTAGAAACTGTCTTAATAATTTCTTCTAAGAACTTAAGCATAATATCATAATATTTTATCTTCAAATCAATTTTAGAAAGTCTTTCATCGGCACTCATATACCTCTCTATTGCGTCCTTCTCCCTCACCTTATACGGAAATGGGTCCTCTACGTAGACCTCTGCTGGTGCCTTTCCTGTGTAGTAGTTATAGCGTTCTAGACGCACTCTATTACAAGTATCCCGTGCTTTCTCACGAAGAAGAGTGATTGTGTTGTATAATGTATAATATTTTGAGTGTAGTTGGGGAATTTTTAGTGATTCGTCGTGTAGGTTATCCGGATCAATGACAGAATCTCTCTGCCACATTTCCTGAATTTCATCAAGATTCATAGTGGTTGATTGTTGGTTCCTAGGATATTATAGACAGTATACTTGAAAGATGCCTCTGCTGTAAAGTACTGAACATCATTTGGTGTAGCATCAAACTCTAATGATGTTAATGATACTGGAAATAAATCTTTAAATTTAACAACCGCAGTATTTCTATAATTACTATTGAGAATATACAAACTACCATCACTAAATGCTGATTTTTGATCTCTCAATCCAGTATCTGTTGTTGTTAATTCTGCAAATTGTTCTGTTGTTTCTGGAAAACCAAGACCAGTTAACCAATTATGAATGGCCATATAATTTTCCATATTCTCATCAACTAGAAATCTGATTGATAAGTCGCCATAGGTTAATTTATCACCTGGTACATCAATATCTTTTAGGTATGATGGTTGTTGTACAACTTCTAAATTAATTTCCGGAATTCTTGTTGAGTTGCAAAAAAATGTTACTTTAGGTTCCTTTGCCAAAGTAAACTTAAATCCAACTGGTGATAGAAAATTTCTATTGTCTATTTGCTTGGCAAATGGTGACGCCATAATGTTTTATTTTTATTTAGATAAAAAAAGAGGGTCCCGAAGGACCCTCTTTGAAGAAATGTGAGAAAGGCTCACATCAAGTTGGTTACTTTGACTCTTCTGTAGTATGCGTTAGTGTTAGCTTCAACAACTCCAGGATTGGAATCACTGAAACCTTTAGCAAATGGGTTAGCAACGATACCATAACGAGTCTTAAATCCAATTTTTGGTTGGAAGGTGTTCTCACCAACGGCACGAACCATTTGGAGAGGAACATAAGGGCAGTAGAAGATACCTGCGTCATAAGGGGAAGAACCCTTATAACCAACAACGTAGTACTGGTTAGCAGATACGTTAGCAGCATAAGGATCGATAAAGACCTTATACTTGCCTTGAAGAACACCTGCGAAGGTGTTGCCGGTGTCATCAACGTTAAGATTAGCGTTGAGTGCTGGGGTGTAATCAAGAACACCTGCCATGGTGAGTGCCGAAGCAACGTCTGCCGAGCAGAGGATCATATTACCCTTTCCTCTACGAGTTTGCTGTGCAATTGCGTTTGCATCGCGCTCGATTTGGAAGATAAGTCCCTTAAACTTCTCAACTGACCAACGACCATTGGAATCAACGTCAAGGTCAAAAGTACCAGCAGTAGCAACGTTTGCTTGAGCACCAGGCTTAGCAACATTATAGATGGTACGGATGATTTCGCGGTTGATTTCGGCAAGAATCTCAGTTGACAAGATGTTGGCCAACTCAGCTTCTGCATTCAGACCGTGGATTGCCTTGAGGTCTTGAGCGAGCTCAAGTGAGTACTCAGCCTTGAGTGCTCTTGTTCTAGCGGTAACGGTGACTTTCTCGATTGAGAATGCCATTTCGTTGAACTGACCACCAGCAGTGGTTCCAAGGTTCTCCGAGTCACCAGTAGCCATACCACCTGAAAGGTTGTATGTACCTGGAGATGCATCGTTAAGAACTGATGGATTAGTTCCGGACTGAGCAGCAGTAGTACCGATACCGGTTTGGGTAAGACTATTAGTAGTATTCTGAGAAGAGAATCTTGTATCTACTTCGTTGAAGAATGCTTCAGTACCACTCTGACTGGTGTAGCGTGAACGCATTGCGAAGATAAGTCCGGTAGGACCATTCATTGGTTGAACACCTGCGAGGTCATAGGCGACCAAGTTAGGCATTGCACGTCTGATCAAGGAGATCAAAACTGGGTCGAAACCTGCAACAGGTGAAGATGCGCTACCACCGAAAGCGCCTGATCCACCAACTCCATTACCTGAGTTGGTTGGTGATTCTGAAAGAAACTCACTCTCTTCACGGAGTGTTCTTTCTTGGTTCTCCAGGAGAACTGCGGTTACCATTCTACGATGAGAATCTTTGATTTCCCCAAGACCTGCATGGTCTAGGAGTGGTGCCCACTTCTCCTGCAGATGTTCTGCATTGAACATTTGCATTTGTTTTTCCTCTTTAAAAAGTTAGTTTGATTTGCTTATGATTTAAAATCACTTTCTCGAAACTCTATTCAGAGTCTGAATATATGATTCCATCAGACCAGATACTGGTTGATAAACGGATTCAGTACTTTCAGAGAGATTCTCTGAATGATTTCTTTGAGTACCAGCATTAGATGGGAAATACGATTCCCTCAAAGTTACTAGTTTCTCACGATAGTTGTTTTCACCATCAAACTCAACATTTTCAGCAAGAGAAGCGAGTTTATCCTTCTGTGAAAGTGCAAGACCTTCACAGACATCAGAGAAGATTACATCAGCAACCGACTCCGCTAATCTTTGATTTAGAGCAACATTTCTTTGAATTTGCTCGTTGAGTTTTTCTTCCATTTCATCAAGTTTTTCTACCATAGTATTGAGTACATCATATCTATCTTCAGGGATTGTTACATAATGATCTTCAAAAAGACTCTTCATTCCAACAAGGAATGATTCGGTCATCTCAGTTTTGAGTCCTGCTTCAACAGCAAGAGCATTTTCCGAAACCCACTCGTCGGCAACATACTCAAGATATGCATCGACTCTATCGGTGAGTTCTTCTTTAATAGCAACAAGTTCTTCTACAAGTGATTGCTCGTATGCTTCTTGAAGTTCTTCTTTGATTTCTGCAACCTTAGATCTGATTGCAGCCTCAAAGATGGTACGTGCTTTCTCTTGGAATTCCTCAGAAAGATCTTCACCAGCAAGAAGGGCATTGACATCTTCTTCGATATCAAACTCTTCCTTCATTTCATCTTCGTCATCATCTTCTGCTTCTTCCTTTCCACCCTTTTTCTTTTTCTTGGGGGTTTCTTCCTCTTCATCCTCATCTTCTTCCATTGCTTCGGCAACTTCCTCCTCGGCAATGAGGTCCTCTTCATCTTCCTCAGACTCTTCTGCCATTTTCTTCATTGCATCAGCTTTAGCAGCCTTAGCATTAACGACATTCTTGACCTGAGAAAGAGTTGCGGCAGGATCCTTCAGCTTTGCTGAATCGTCATCAACTCTGTAATTATCTGGGGTAGGACCACCTAAGTCTTCCCAACTTCCAGTTTGTCCAGGAGCAATTCCAGTGGACAACTTTTGCATTGGTTCAGCTTTAGCAGCGCCTTTGGTTACTACGTTTTCCATTTCTTGTAAATTGCTACCAACGGACATTTGTTTGATTGTGTTATAATCTATATTTATTTATAATTTAAAGATTTGCTAAGAAATCTTGGAATAGATTAACTTTATGCTCATCTAATCTTTTTTGATCAACTAAGGTGTTGATTCTTCTTTGAGTTTTGGATACAAAATTCTCACGAAGAATTCCTCCTTCCCAAACCCACTCCTTACCTTCCATAATTCCCGAAACAAAAGCATCAGGAGCAGAAGGATCAGCAACAATATCTGCTGCAGTTGCAAGCATAAAATCTTCACCAACAATTTTATGACCTTCATTGGTCATCCTTAATGATCCAACACCACGAGAAGAAACTCCAAGACAAACACCTTCAGAGATAAGTGCTTTAGCAATCTTACCCATTGGAGTTTCTAGAAGTTGTGCCTTACCAATAAAGTTGCTTCCTCTTTGTTCAAGGGAAACAATTTTATGAGAAACACGATCAAGATTAACGGTTGGACCATCAGGGTGTCCGAGTTCTCCAAGAGCACGACCTTTGGCGACAAATGCCTCATTGTATCTTCTTACTTCACGAGCAAGAGTTTGCATTGGATACATTCTGCCGTTACGATTACAAATGTCTCCCTGAAGGAAAACTCCTTCAATAAACATTTTCTTTTCGGCACCTTTTCCTTCGGTGATGAATTTAACCTGTTGTACTTCTTCTGTGATGAGTTTCATTTTAGTTTGTGAATGCTACTTTATTTGCTTTAATAGCTGCTGAAGTCCAAATGACATCAGTACTTGTTTTTTGTAAGAATTCAACAGATGAACTTGGTAATGCAAAGAAATTTGTAGTTGCGGCACCAACTAAAGTGTTTATTCCGACAGTTACAATACCAGTTTGATTATTATATAAGCGAACGCAGGTTGCATCACCGATACTACTAGCAGTACCAGCACTGGTTGGAGTACTTACTTCAGTTGTAATAATCTTAGTGATTGTCATTATTCTTGATCCTCGTATGATGGTTCATTACCAAACATAGATGTGGCAACTAAAGGTCGAGCAGCATCAACTCTTTCTGCTGCCTTAGCAAACAGAACGTCTTTAATTTTGTCACTGATTTCTGATGCTGACGAATCAGTAGCAATCAAGTCGATAAGTTCTTCCATAAAATTTTAATATATGTCTATTCTTTATTTATATCTTACCACCTTTAGGTTCTGGAACCTGTGTTATTTGTGCATCAACATTGATATCTGGTTCCTGTGGAATATCTCCCATTAGTCCGGGATCACCACCTTCTTGGGGAACTGCACCCTCTGGTGGTAATGGTTCTCCAGTAATTGGATCAACTTGTGATGGATCTGGAATAATACCTTTCTTAATTTCGTCTTCAATTTGCTCATCAATCTCAATGATTTCTGAATCGGTTTGACGAAGGATCTTCTTACGAACATATTCGGTGGAATAATACTTACCAATATACGGTTCAATCGTAGAAAGAGTTGCTAAACGCTCATTCATTAGTTCTGATTCTTTAAGCTCTGCAAATTGGTTATCATACAAGAAATCATATTGAATATGATCACTAATGGTTTCCCAATCTTCTGGTGATACAATGTTCTTGAGAATCAATTGCGTTCTCAACATATCATTGAACATATTTGCAAAACGCTTTCTTAAACGTCCAACAAACTTGGCAAATTTTAGTTCATCTCTTAAAATTTCTGATGAACGTCCTAAATTAAATCCACCGTCAGAAGCAATTCTTGATTCTGGAACACCCAGTGCTCTATAAAGTTTCTTCTGGAAATACTCAATATCAGCAAGTTCTCCAAGATTTTGTCCACCAGGAAGTGTGGTGATTTCTGTTCCTCTACCACCTTCTCTTCTAGGCAACCAGAAATCTTCCATCATACTCATAAATTTCTTATCATCACGAACTTCACCCGTGGATGCATCATAGACAAGTTTGTTTCTGTACCGAGACATAACTTCTTTGAGGTATTGTTCTGCCTTTACTTTTGGAAGATTGCCAACGTCAATATAGAAGATTCTGCGTTCTGGAGCGCGTGATAATCTGTAAATTACAAGTGAATCCTCAATCATTCTAAGTTGATTGAGTGCCTTAATTGCTTTATGCAGATATGAAAGTACAGTTCCTTTATTTCTATCTACAAGACCAGAACTGCAATATGTGATAGAATCTTTAGCGATCTTTACTGCACCTTTTTGACCACTATTACCAATCATTCCTGACGAATAATTTGATGTTGCCGTATAGATGAAATACTCCTCCAATTCTGGTGAGAGAATCTTGGCATCATCCATACCTGCTTTTATATTGATATAATCATCTCTATCTTTCTTTTTTTCTTGACGAATATATCGCATCTTCATTGGATCGATATATCTTAATTCTTTAATTCCTTCTTGGGGTTTTTTAGTATCAATAACTTTTAGATAATAAAGTTTTCCATCAATATACCAATTTCTAAAAATTTCATGGGATTTTTTGTCAAAATCTAAAATTTCCTTTAAGTACTTAAATTCTTCCCTGATTACTTTTTTTAATTTATCACTAGCATTTAAATTTGATAGTTCAATCTCAATTGGTGAATCGTATAAATCACTAACGATTGCTTCATTTACAACATCTTCAATAGCACCATCACACTCTGGATGAATAGACATCTCACGATATCTTTTGATTAAATCTTGTTCTGTTCTATAAACACCTTCAATATCTACATATTGCCCATAAAATCCACTAGCAATATAGTTATCAACCCCGTCCTCATTATTGGGGGGGACGGGGGAAACTATAGAGGCGGATTTCTTTTCTGTATCTTCAATTGAAAAACCAAAAAGTCTTGCCATATTATAATTAAAGTTAGTCTGTTATTTAACTATTTAGTTGATATCTTGACCGCCTGCTGCAGGTGAATTACCTTTGACTGCTTCCCACCAGAGAACTTGTAGTTCTACGGTGAAGTTTTCGATGTCTCCACCACTATCATAAGATAGTTCGATTGCAGAAACTTGTGTTGGAAATACATCATAGAAGTGATATGCTCTCAAAGTAGAACCATCACGATCTAATTGATAAACATATGCATCTGCCTGATAGTCTGCCGTGTTTGTAAGACCAGTGTTATCAGATACTCTGTTGATTGTGTTCATCCAATTTTCAAAGGCAGAACGAATTGAGAAATCCGTATCGTTCATAACAGTGATAGTCCAACTATCAAAAGTTCTGTCTCCAGCAACTTTGAGGGTTCTTCCTCTAAAAGGAACATCAATCGCAGCAACGTTTGATGCTGGAAGATTTGCAGCCTTAACTAAAAATCTTGCCTTATCTAAAACTGTTGCATCTGGTGCAGCAGCATCTGGAAATGAAAGAACAACCTCAAAAAGGTTGGGTCTTGCACCACCACCAGTCAGCTTACTTTTGAAGTCAGTAATCTTTCTTAAAGGGGGTGGATTTAGTTGTTGACGGGTTGCCATAGTTTTAAACCTCTAAGTTAATTAAACTGTACCGATTACTTCTTCAAAGGAAACACCAGTTCTGGTGGCAATGAAGGTAAGACCGATGAAATTAATGGATCGTGCTGGTTTGATGTAAATGTCTGCAACAAATTCGTTGCTATCAATTACGGCAGCAGTGTTGTTTGTTTCGTCACAAACAACAACATAATCAAAGATTCCCCTCTTAGATTGAACATCGCGAAGGAATGGTTCAACAATATTTACAAAATTTGTTCTTGTAATCTCATCGTTGAATTCAAAGAGTTGGTCTTTAGCAGCAGCAGAGATAGCTTCTTCAAGATAGATGAAGAGACGACGAACGTTAATTCTATCAAATGCTGATGCTTTACCATACCCAGTCTTATCACCAAACAAGATGATTCCAGCACCTGGTGAGAAGATAACTGGGTTGATTCTATTCGAATATAGTTTGTCTCTCTGCACTTTACCAGGATTGTATGCTAGTTTTACTGCATTGAGGATAGTGCCTCTTGAAGTACCAGCAGGTGAGAACCATGGGAACTGATTGATATCATTTCTAGCACAGGTTCCTGCGATATCACCATTTAGTGGGATATAACGGAAAGTATCATTAAATCTATCATACATGTACTTATAACCACTATCAAATACGCCATAAGTTGTTGATGTAACAGGAGCATAAAAGCTCACCAAGTTATCGGTAATTGTATCATCATTATTTACGGTAACTGTTCCAACTGTAGAGTCACTAAGGAATGCTTGTCGGTGCGGAGAAATAAACGCAACAGAATCTTGTCTGATTTCGGCAACTTGAATGCACTTATTAGCAAGTGCCTGCGCGTCTTCTTTTGCATAATTTGCCGAACCCATTAGAATGAAACTAGTTTCGTAGTTCTCAGTATTTTCAAATAATGTGTAACCACTGATAATATCATCCAGTCCTGAATATAGAGAACCAGAAGTTGTTAAACCACTTTGTCCACCATAATTCAGACCACCTGCAAGAGTGTAGGTTGGAGCACCTGTACCTGCAAATATGATATTTTGTGCATTTTGGTCCCAACCAATATCTGTTGCCGGAGTAAATGAAGTTGCCCCAGTTCCTACAAATCCTGTCGTAGTAATTCCTGCTGGAGCAGAACCCCCATAAATGTAAGAAGAATTGATTGAAAGGTACTTTCTCCAGTAAGAGGGACTTCCTACAGAGAATGATGCATCTTTTGCTTTGGAAAGTGAAAGGTGCTTTTCAAGAATTGTTCCAGCATTTCCAGTAATTGTTCCTTTATCATCAATAAGAACTATATGGAGTTCATCGAACCTGGAACTTCTTGATCCCGCATAATCGGATGTTGATGGTCTATCTGCAATTGTGTTCCAAGAAATTGACCCATTCGAAAGTGTAATTGATTGCTGATCGAACCAATCAATTGCCGATGATACTGCAGATGTTGCAATTCCTGTTGAACTACTATTACGAACCGTTAGATTTTCAGTTGTTCCAAATGTATAAACGCCACTTGGTTGATAATCTATCGTAGTTACAGTTCCTGCTGTAGAAACGTGATTTAAAATTTTTGTTGAAATTTTGCCAACACCAACTTCAGTAATAATGCCTTTAAAGTATCCGGTTAAAACACTAGTTGTTCCTGCTCCTGCTAAAACAGTATTTGCAGGAACTGCCTGAGTAACTCCATAACCTACTGCTAGGTTTGTGGTATTAATTCCTGCTAAAATTTGATCTGCTTTTGCGTCGATGATTGCAACTTTAATATCATTCGCCCAAGAACCTGGGTTTTTAGCAGCAACTGTTACGTTGGTAATAGCATTCTCATCATATCCAAGTTGGTTATAATGATCGTCGCTCTTAATTTTAATGCTTGAAGCCGTTCCAACAAAAGCATTCTTAAGTCCGGTATCATCTGCTCTTGAAATCAACATTGTTCCACCATACGCCAAGTATGATGAAGCCACCATCCAATGCTCGTAGTGCTTATCGGTTGAGTATGGTTGTCCGAAAGTGTTTAAAAGATCATTTTCGTTTTCAATAATAGCAGGAGAATCAACAGGTCCTTTTGCGAAAGGTGCTACCTGAGCAGCAACACTATCCGAGGATGAATTAATTCTACCAACTGTTAAATCTACTTCCCTTACTATAATTCCAGGAGATGCTAAATTTAGCGGCATCTTAAATCCCTCGCAATCCAAATTTATTCTACAAGTATTTATAAATTACTACTATTACATATAGTCCCACATATAAGAACGATCACCGTATTCGTCAGTATACCATCTATCACCAGAGTCATCTACAAAACTAGTCATTTCGTCAATACCATCGGAGATAAAACCAAATGGAGCCATATCTTGGTCGATTTGATTTTTTTGCTCTTCATATATTCTTTTACGAACATCATTGTCTGTCATTTCCTTAAAATAATCTTGTGCGACTAACCAAGAAAAAATGACGAGACACATAGCTAGATCATCATTACAACCTTCTTCTGCCTCAAACGAATTGCCTTTTTGAGAAAATGTTGTTAGTTCTGCGATGATATCATAATCACATACAAGTAGTTTATCATCCTCTAATAAGGTTTTTAGATTGGAACATCCCAATTTTTTAACTGCGGCAGTTGTTCTAACTCCGAGTTGTGACTTTTTACCCGAGAAACCAGAACCTACAATCTGCCCTGCACGACCTCTCATCGCACACATCAGTACATTATCATACTCAAGATCATATTGTAGAATACTTGCAACTTGATCACCAATATCATTGACTTCGACCAATAACCAAGCTTCATTATAACCTTTTGCTACTTGATGAATGATGCTTGGAAACATCATCGGTTTAATTTCATTATTTTTATATTTTGCTACAATTTTGTATGGAAAATTTGTAATATCAAAAACAATAAACGCGGAGTAATCATTACCAATTCCTCTCGCAACATCAACTGTGATTAGATAGTTACTATCTTCTTTTGCTTCTTCATAGACATCCAATCCGGCATTTCTTTTAATCGGGTCATCATATACAAGGTTTCTTAGTTTTGCTGGATTAATAAGCGTGTTTACAGAACCTAAAAATTCGCACTCAAACTCAACCTTAAACTGCTGCTCACTAGTGTTCGCAATCGTCTGCTGCTTCCATTCTTCGTCTCTACCGGGCACTTCTGACCAATGGACATCTGTAGCCACATATCCGTTCTTGCCCTTCTCAGAGTCGTGCCACATACGGTAGAAGTGATTCATACCACGAGGGGTAGAAACAATAATTACCTTTGTACTTTGACCAGAAGAAATTGTTGGATAAACCGATGCAAAAAAGTCATCGGCAATGTGATTTGGAATGAACGCAAATTCGTCCAAGAAGATAATGTTGTAAGATCCACCACGAACAGCAGATGATGATGTGGAGTTTGATGATATTTTGGAACCATTCTCAAGTTCCAAAGAACCTTTGTTCCAGGATATCACACCCTGCTGCATCCACTTGGGTAAGTTCTCATAAGCAAGTTGTAATCTATTGAGAAGATCTCTTGCCGTAGATGCTTTGTTTGCCAGTATAGCAATATTTACATTATCGTTAAAAACTGCATAATGTAATAGATATGAGACACAAGTTGTAGATTTACCTGTCTGACGAGGCATCTTACAAATATTAAATCTGTGCTCGTGGAAATTGCTAATTAACTTCTCTTGAAATGGATACATTTTAAAAGGTTGCAATCCATGGTCAAGAGTGACGATCTTAATATAATTGAGTGTAAAATATACAGGATCTTCTTTACACTTTAAGAACTCATAGATTTGTTCTTCAGTAAACTCGATCTGAGTATTTGCCCGTTTTAAATTTGGATTACCTAAGTAGATGTTATCAGACATAATTTTTATAAGTTTTCATAATTCTGATGATATATTAACAATTCCACTTTCTTAAAGATAATGCTTTTCTTGTTGGATTACCTTTTTCATCTTTCATAGGACCGGGCATTCCTCCCATACGAGCACAGAATGATTTTCTGCGATTTGCTGATTTTGATCCTGGTTTTAATTTTGATGGTGGGGTAGTAACTGCCATGGAAAGTTTGGAACCAGGGTTTTCTTTGCGATAAGAAGCAATCCCTTTTTTGTTTAGTCCACCCTCAGGATTCTTTCCCTCTTTTCTTTGCCAAGCAGCCGATGCTTCAATCATAAAGTTATCAAATGACTTTAATTTGTAAGAATCTGCAAGTTTAACACCGACAGTACTTGGAAGACTTACCGCAGCAGCCTTTTTCTTTTGCAAATCAATTGCCTTTGGTCCAAGTTGTGCCGCAGCAGATGGAGTTAATGCACCAATACCTGTAGAAGGTTTTCCAACATCAAAACTAATTCCCTCTTTTACTGGAACACAATTCGGAACCATTTTTTTGCCTTTCTTTTTCATACCCTTTTGGGTATAACCAACCCAACAGTCTTCCTTTACTTCTGATTTTGGTTTGATTCCCCTTTTCTTCATATTGATTGCAATTGCTGCTTGTTGAGCAGCATTTACTGCTTCACTTTTTGTTCCCCAATTATCAGCACCAACTTTGCGGCATTTGACTAATGCTCCGGATGCATATGCACTAGGCCATACATCATATCTAGACTTTACTTTATTATAGCAAGCATCCTTTTTACCACTACCCTTTCCTGCTTTGTCCTTTACTTCTTGTATATTCATTTCTTCTGTCCTCACATTAGTTGGTTTTGATCCACCAGTTTTTTCTGGTTGATTTGGGTCTAAACGATTCTTTCTAATTCTTGCTTTTTCTTCTTCTTCGGGTGAAAGATCTGCTGCCATTTTTGAACTACCACATTTTGGTGTAGAAGTTTGCCCTTCTTGGCGGGCACAAGGTTCTCCTGCAAATTTCCCACCAAGTTGAACCCATCCACTTTTTCCTGTGGATGATTTTGATTTTCCAAACCAATCACGAAGACCTTGATCCCCGGACTTTGTTTCTTTTACAAGACGATCTGCTTTAATAATATCAATAATCTGAAGAAATGTATTACCATTTGCATCCTCAATTGTTACATCTTCATTAACCTTACTTTCCTTACTATCAATATAATCGGCTGCAGTATCAATATAGTCTGCTGCCTTGGTAATCTTTGATTGAACCCAGGCTTCAATATTACCTTCACCTTTCATTTTTTTCCTCAGTCTTCTAGCAGCATTCATAACAGTACTAAGTTCTGAACGAGCCATTGAATACTCGTGATCCTTCTCCTCATTTGCCGGATGTGGCATTGTTATATTATAATCTTTTTTTGAACTAATTAACTCTGCTGGTAAAGAAAACATATCCCAATATCTTGAACCGTATTTGCACTCACTTCTTGTCTCAAGTTTTTCACATTTTGGGCAATATCTATCTGCTCTTTCACGAATTGGAGTATGCCAATCATACTCAAGCGTATCGGTGCCTTCAGAAACACTCATACGATGTTTTTTCACAATCTGCTCTACAGTTTTATATGATTTCAATTGCTTGTTCATTATTTGCAAAGACTAATCTTTATTATTTAGAAAACCTTGTTTGAGTATTTTTGAAAGTTCCGATGTTGAACCAACAAACAGGGCATTATTAGTTACACTACTTGGTGATTTTATGGTATCTTCTTCAACATCTTTCAGTTTCTTCTGCAAATCAATTAATTTATCAGTTGTATCTGCAACACTCTTAATTAATTGTCCGGCAACTTCATATGCTCTAGGACTTCCACCTTCACCGGCAAGTTCCATAATTCCGTTAATTGCTTCTTGACCTTTCTCAATCAATGAATATAGATTTGCTCTTGTGTATTCATAATCTTTCCTAATATCATCAGATTTTGATGGTATAATATCAATTCTTTCTACAGATTTCTCCACCTCAATTATATTACTCTCAATATTGAGAGCCTTATCAATATCTCCATAATTATTGTTCATAAGTTATCAAATATCAATCTGTTGTGTTGGACTATAAGTTTTGGAGTCATTAAAGAACTCCCAATTCTCATTGAATCCAAAGTCGTCATCTGGCCCAGCATCAATAGGATCTGGAGTTACGGTATATCTCATTTCACGTTTGGCAGTTGTTTGGTCACTACCAGCATACATATCAACCTGAACCTTACGAATAAGACCGTCTGTACTATCGGCAATAGGACCGAACAGATATGTCTTTGCCGTAAATTGTAAAGTATATATTAAAGATCTTCTTGTGGAAAAATCTCCCTCATAGTCATCTTGAAAGGATACTGAATCTAAAACAATTGGAATATCTCTCTTTTCACCAATAGAATCAATTAAATCTACCGTTAAATTGAATGATGGTTGAAAGTATGGGAGAATTTGCTCAACAATCTGTAAAGCATCATCATTCAATTTTGTTAGGATGTTAAGTTCAAATCCAATATTATATGGAACAGGCATAAAAACTTTCTTTAGATTTGTGCCGTCAGATGCCTTAAAAGTTTGAGTGACTCCTGCCTTTCTTGTTGAATCATATTGAATAGAAGTCATCTCAAACGACATTCTGGGCAAAGTCATTGCAACTGCTTTATTCAATTCTGGTTGTTGCTCAATTCTTGCTAAAAACTTTTGTACTGGACCATATGCTAGAGGAACTCTTATATCACTAATTCCCTTATCATTAGAATCTTTATGTTGAATATGAATATCATTAAATACGGTTCCAAAACTGACCAATGTTTTTCTAATAATTTCGTGATAAAAATAATTTCCTAACATTAGTAATTACCAAATGGATTTGATTCTGAAAAATCTAAGAAGGTATTTGCTTCTTCTTCTATTTCGTCATTTTGTGCATATGTATCATATATATCCATACCATCATAACTTTTAACAGAATATCTTGCAGAAGACGCTGCTCCAACAATAATTTCTCCAGGAATAAATCCTCTTGTTGTACTTCCAATACCGACAAAAGAAACCTTAAGAGTATTCGTATCAATATCCCAAGACTTAACTCTTGCCTGTGTGCGAGATTGGGATCCTTCAACAATTTCATTAAAGTGGTATGTACCAATTCCTGTTAGAATTGAAGGATTGGCAATAGTTATTACTGGATTGGACGTATAACCACTACCTGGATTGGATGCATAAATCGCACTAACTCCAGTATTAGAGTTAACAATTGCAGTTGCTGTGGCAGTTTGTCCTGATCCAACATTTCCAGTAATTGTTATAACCGGAGCACTAGTATATCCAACTCCTCCATCGGATACAATAAATTTTATTACACCGTTACTTGAAGTTTCTATTGAGCAAGTAGCAGCTGCACTGATTCCACCGCCACCAGACAAAGTAATTATTGGAATGGAAGTATATCCAACACCAGCATTTATTAAAATAATGCTTCCTACCGACAGAGATCCTCCTTTGTTTGTCGTAATAGCGACAGCAGTAGCATTATCTCCAGAATTTCCTGTTGGTGATGATGATATTGCAACTATTGGAGCAGAAGTATAATTATATCCATCATTGTTTAAAAATATTCGACGAATATAACCAGAATTGATAGATGCAGTAGCAGATGCAGTTCTACCCACACCAATCAAATTGAGTGTTGTAATAAATCCTTCAGTTTCAATTTGAGTATCAATCTCATCAATTGAAGTATCAATGATTTCATCTTCGTATTCAAATAACTCACATTTTAACTCGTAAACATAATTTTTTCCCAATTGATAGAATGGTTGTTCGTGTTCAACAAATTTAACTTCAAATAATCTTTGCCCAAGAGGAAAATAAATTAAGTCGCCTTCTCTAGGTCTAGTTGATAATACGATTGCACTATCTTCAGTTCCATCATCTTCTGCTGCTAAGAATGGCGAAATAAAATCTTCAAATCTTTCCTTTGATATTGTAAGAGTTATTTCATCCTTTAGACTCATTCCAAATTTTGTTAATATGTCGCCCGCACCAGAATATCCATCATAAGTATTAACGTATGCCTCAATTGAATAATTGTCGTCAAATTTCGATGATTGAACTTCTTCTATTATTGTTTGCTTTTTAACAAATTTTCTAGGAATATAAGTTATTTCGACACCATAAATTTTTAATTGTTCATTGATTAAATCTTGAACAAGTCTTTGCTCAGAGGAAGCTCCTTGAAGAAAAAAGGGATTAAGTGCCATTATCCAACAAAATCGTAAGGTGGTAATTCATACTCAAGCGTCATTCTTTGTTTAATATCTTCTAACTCTTTTTCTGCATCTTCATATATCTCCCTACCATTCAATTCAATTCCACCTGGAAGTTTAACTCCTCTAAATTTAATTAAATTCTGACCCCACTGCCTTTTAATTAAAGAAGTCAAATATTTTTTGATAAAACTATCATTATATACATTGGTAAACTCATTAGGATCTAATATTCTATAACAATCAATGACAATATATTGATCTGCCGATTGTGATGCCCAATCAAGATCCAAATAAAGTCTATTTTGTCTTTTATTAAATCTGAGTTGTTTATCCGTAGTTAATAGGAAATCGATATCTTCTAGATATGATTTGACCATAGAATATTGTAAAAGTTCGACGGAGTTGAAATAATATAAATCGTTTAGAAATAATTGATACTTAATACTAAACATTCCACCAGAAATGGAACTGGTATCGAATTTAAAAATCTTTTCAACACCTATAATCGAATCTGGTACTTGAATATAATTTGATGTTTCGTAAAAATTAAAAGTAGTTCCGGCAGTTGATGTTGCGGTAGTTGTAGTAACTCCAACTCCGTCAGAATTTCTTCCTCTACCCCTGTTAAGATCTGTTTGTGTAATCTTATACTTAAGATACATCCTTTCAACACCATCAAAATGACGTTCTTGGAAGTACTGTAGAGCGTCATCAACTAAATCATCTACCTGGTCATCATCTACGTTTATTTCCAATACAGGGGCACCCAGACGCCTTAGGCAGTATTCTATGAGTTGTTGTCTACTTGCAGGTTTTGCCATTGTATTTACTATTCAGAACTTTTTTTTGTTTTTAATAGAACATCATATTTTTCCTGAAGATTCAAATTTTCTTCTAAAAGTAAATTTTTTTCTTCTTCAAAATCTTTGATGAGAGTTTGGAGTTTTGCCTCCAATAAAATATTTTGATTTGATAATTGAGATACTTTTTGATTGTATAAACTTATTAATAGATTAACGTCAACTTCACTGGCCATAAATCAGAATGTTCCTCCATCAAGGGTTGATGTCCAAGTCGGTTTGTTAGTATATATTGTAGTTACAGTTGTGGGAATTAGTGACAAACTTGCACCATTTTTATTTACATTATAGGTATTTGTAAATGTTCCTTCTACACCAACAAGTGTAATTGTTGAAGAGTTGACAGTTGTTTTAACAATACCATAAGCACCACTAGTATCTTGCAAGACTATATCACCTGTAGTAACCGAAGCAGCACTACCAAAAGTTAGTGTAATTTCAGTAATTGCAGTTAATACCTGTTTAGATGTAATGGTTGGTGATGCTGGATCATTGGTTGAGGTTTGTAATCCAGTACTATCAAAATATACAACACCATGAGTACTAAAATCACCAGTTTGATAATAGATACCTTTAATATCAAGATATCCTCTTGTTCCTATTGCAACACTATTTGAAATGGTTGCATCGGGAATGTAAGTCCAAGATCTTACTGGTGCAGAACTTCCAGTGTTTGTTCCATCAATATAACCAAAGAAACCTGTCTTATTATTTGCTACTCCATTACTTGTATTATAATCAAAAGCAACACCCCTATCGGTATTGGTATCATATGCATGAGTTATTGTTAATTGTGTAGATGTAACAATTCCCGAAGATGTAACACCTTGAATGGTAATAATCTTAGTGGAAGAATTATATGATGTAATTGTTGTGAGACCTGCATTCGGTAAAGAAGCACTACCTTGAATGGTATCTCCAGTATTGATTCCAGTTACTGAGTCAAGTGTAATTGTCGAAACACCAGATGAAACTGGTGACATTACTGTTCTTGCACTAGTTACATCGCCAAGAATAATAATTGAATCATTAATTGTTACAGCAGTTGAATTTATTGAAGTAGTAGTTCCATCTACTTGTAGATCACCTTTAATTACTACTGTGCCTTCATTGCTTAAACCATCAGGATATGGGTCAATATAAAGAACATTTCCTGATCCAGGAATAGTTGAAATTATATTATCTTCAATTCTTACATCACCTATAACTACACCACCAGTGAATGTAGATACACCAGAAATAGTAACATTTCCACCAATATTTAAGTTTTTCTCAATACCGACGCCACCTTCAACTACAAGAGCACCAGTATCCTTATCTGACGATTGAGTTACATCACCAATATTAATTGCAACTCCATTAGCAAATGCCCAATCAGCACCCTCAATTTCAAATTTATTGTCTGTTAATTCATCGTATCTTAATTTTACATCTTTATCAGTTCCAAAACTTAAATATGTATCATCGACAACGTTTATTTCACCAGTTCCATTTGGATCTAATACGATATCACCATCGGTGTTTTGTGATGAAAACGTATTTCCATCTAATCGTAAATTATCTACATTCCACTGATCAACTTTACGACTACTATCAAGAACAACAACAATACCACCATCACTATTTCTAGTATTAGTGACTCCGGCAATTGCTCCCGGAGAATGTTCCATCATAGAAGTATAGTAGTATCCCCCAATAGGATTTACATTACTTCCATCATCTCCAAGAAAAATTCTATCTTTATATTGATTGGTTCCGCCGTAACTACCAATACCTGTTACATACGCTAATTCTCCCCAATTTAGACTGGCTGGTTTATTTGTACCAGAAGATCTTTTGATCCTGATAATACTTGCCATTAAAAGTTTCCTCCATTAATGTCTAAATTTTGTGTAGTTCCAGGGGTTAACGATAATGTAGCATCCCACTTTTCAGTCTCACTATTATAGACAAGAACCATGCCATTTAAAAGATCGGTAACATTAACATCACTTAACTCACTTAAAGACAGACCTTGAGCACCTGCTAGTGAAGATATTACCTTTACGGCATTTTGTTGCCCAACTCTGACTTTTATATCAGATGTCTCAGCCCTGCTGACTTTTATCTCAGCCATTTATGGAAAAATAATCTCAGGATCTAAAATATATTTATACTTACTTAATTCCCAATTTAAGTACAACTTCTTGTTGTTTTAGGTATAATTTGCAATATGATTTTGCAAACATTCTCAATTCATCTTCATTTAATTTGTCTATGATTCTAGCATGTTGTTCATATTCAAATAATTTATGAACACTTTCCAAAACAATATTATTTGGATCCATTTAATAACTCCTTAAGAAGTGATTTAATTTCATCAATATCTCTTCTCATTTCATTCAATTCTATTTTTTGAGAATCTCTTATTAATAATGAATTTAAATATTGATTATATGCAGATGAGTCACAATTTATAATTGCTCCTGACCGTTCATCCCTATAAAGATTCTGATGCCCCTCAACTCTTATCATCTTATTGCAAGTGTTCTAAGTTCTTTGATTCTTGGTGGATATGCTTGATTGGTTCCAGACATTACAATTTTAATCGTATATCCAGTAAACAAATCAAGATTATCTGCAGTAAATTGATATTCGAGAAATTGGTTGTCTAAACTAGCACTTACAAATGTATCAGATCTTCCACTATTTTTAGAGGAATCTACAACAGAATATCCATCGGCAGTCGTGTATGATAAATTATCATACCCCGGAAATAACTCAAATTCTTGAGAAACTTCACTTGAATCTGATCTAATTAAACTATAAAGAACTCTAAAATCTGCAGAAGAATGTCTATATGCTGAAAGAATTACCTTCAATGATTTTGCTGGGTTGGTCAAATTTACTGTATTTGATAGATACGTAGCAGCATGTGGATCATATATTAAGGAATTGACTCTATTATCAGAGGCATAATCCAAAATTGGATTGTTTAAACGACTTACTCTAAATTCACTAAATGCAGTATCAGTATAGATTATAGGTGATAAATTGGCATTTGTTGTATTTAATACTATTCCAGTGGTTAAGGATTTATTTCTTGGTAAATTTGTCAAATAAGTAGTTTCATTTATTTTAGAACAAACAATTCTTGTTGAATTTAAAACATTTAATTTATTTAATTCAACAGATTCAAATCCATTATCTAAGAATGAAGTTTCATTTCCATCAACACTGGTTCCAGTTACTGTTCTAATTGTTGCAGTTGCTGAAGTTGCGTTACCTGGGGTAATTATGTTATAATTTGGAGTTAATGCACTATACTGAATATTTTCCGTTGCTCTAACATTGGAACCACCCAAAGATGATTGATTTGTAAACGACAATTCTGGCATATTTGGTGAAGATACATCAGTGTCTCTATTAGTTCCATTTGTAGATCTGTTAATTTTCAAATAATATCCGTCGATATCAATATCTAAATCACTAATATCGTGAGTAGTATTGATTCTTCTTAAAGAGACTCCATTTAATTCATACTTATACACTACAGTATTGGCATCATATTTTAAAGTACGAGTTGAATCAATTCCTCTCCCACTAGCAGCAATTGTTAATGTTCCATTCCCAACACTACTGTATGCAATAATTTCATTCTCAATTTTTATATATCCTGGATTATTGACATTTACAGAAACTCCTTCAAAAGTTCCAAAGTTTGAGGTATTACCAACACTAATTACCGATACTTCTTCCACAGTTAACGTTGCCGAAAGAGTAGTTGGCGCTATATTAGATTCGGTATCACTAATGACAATTTGATTCGTATTTCCATACATTCCATGATCAAAATGACTTACTCTAATATAATTTCCAGAATTTTGATTATCACTATTTGGTTCCGAAAAACTTCTAATAGTAGTGCTTGCAAGTGATACTAATGTTCCAGCATCATTATAGTAACTCACACCAATTCCTGTAGTGAAGGTTCTGCCCTGAACTCCAGAAAGATATAAAGTATCAACACTATTATTATTTCCAGTTATTGTAATTCTTGCATTAGATCCAGTTTGTGAAGAAACATCTGAAGTTACAATACCAACAACATCCCCAATAGCATATCCATTTCCTGGAGACACGATTATTGGTGTTCCAGTGATTACGCCACTAGTAGCAGAAATGTTCAATACTAATCCAGAACCATTCCCAACAATATTGTAGGTACTTACACTGGAATCCGTCACATAATTTTTTCCACCAGTAGTAAGTCCTACAGTTGATACTGAACTTCCCGTACCAACAACATATCCATAAACATAGGATTGTGAACCGGCAATTTTTCTACCATTTGATAATGTACTAATTAATGATGCATTGGTAGTTGTGGTAATTCCGAGAGTGACAGTTTTTGGTAGTGTTATTAATGGATTACTATTTAATTTTTGAATATATCCATTAC